CCAATACCATTCCTTGGTTTCAAACAATGGTGTCTGCTTTACAAGACGCTTCTGTTCAAGGAGTATGTGTGTCTCATCAATATTGGGACTTTGAAGAGAAAAGAGAAGAGTACCTTGAGGTAGGAAAAGATAACGAAGCTATAATGGATGAAGAGGGAAATCCTAAAGTCCACGAACAAATTACAGCTATGAGAGACAAGCCTGTTATCGAGTTGCTTTCTCCAGAAAATTTAAGGATTGATCCTGCTTCTGATTGGTCTGATCCTATAAACACAACCCCCTATATAGTTCATCTTATTCCTATGTTTGTTCAGGATGTTATGGAAAAGGTGGATAGCGGGGAATGGTTAAAGATTAGTAAAGAGGAATTAATTTCTTCGACTAGCGGGAGTGAGACGGATAACACCACTCGTCTTACCCGTGATGAACCAAGAACTGACCCCTTAGAGAACGATCAAGAATTTGGAGGAATAACAGATTACAAGATCGTTTGGATTCATAAAAATATTATTAAAAAGGATGGTGTTGACTGGTGCTACTACACTGCTGGCACTCAGTTCATGTTGACGGAACCAAAGGATTTGAGAGAAATGTATCCTTGGTTAAAGCATGGAGAGCGTCCCTATGTAATGGGCTATGTCAATATCGAAGCCCATAAGATTTACCCTGCAGGAACTGTAGAACTAACCCAAGAGCTACAGGCTGCGGCTAACGACATTTGGAATCAAAGATTTGATAATGTTAGGTTAGCTATGAATAAGCGCTACCACATTAGGCGCGATAGAAATATTGACCTCGACGCATTATTTCGTTCAGTACCGGGTGGTGCTGTTGAGATGGATGACGTTGATAACGATGTAAGAGTAATTGAGACAAGGGATGTTACTGGTTCAGCCTATGCAGAACAAGATCGAATTAATATGGATTTCGATGAGCTGCAAGGTAATTTCTCTACATCCACCATTCAGGGGGCGAGAAACTTAAACGAAACAGTGGGAGGCATGTCGCTTCTTGCCGACTCAAGTAGCACTATAGCTGAATACACTCTTAGAACTTTTGCAGATACTTGGGTAGAAAAAACATTAAAGCAACTTCTTAGACTAGAACAGTATTATGAAACTGACGAAATAGTTTTAGCGGTTGCGGGGAAGGCTGCTTCTGACAGATTTGGGTTCAATGCAAATGAAATTATGGATGAGCTTCTTAGGCAAGATGTTTTGTTGAAGGTTAATGTAGGATTAAATGCAACAGACCCATTGAAAAAAGTGCAAAACCTTTTGTTTGGAATACAAACGCTTGCCCAATTTCCGGGAATTCCAGAAAAAATTAACTTACAAGAAGTTACAAAAGAAGTGTTTGGCCAGTTGGGTTATAAAGATGGAAGTAGATTTATTAATCTAGAGGACGCGCCTGATCCACAAATAGAAGAGATGCAGGCACAGCTTGATGAATTGAAAAAGATTATCGAAACAGACCAAGCTAAGAGTCAGGCAAGAATGCAGATAGAGGATTTGAAGAATCAGGGGGATAAAGAGGTTGCTGAAATAAAAGCCCAAAGTGATATTCAAAGGGAGGTGATCAGGCAGCAGTCTGACATACAAGAAGCTCAAATAAAGAGAGAGGATTCTGTTACTAAACGTGGAGAATTGTTGCTACAAAAAGCGGCATTGCAAAATCAATCGAGGGATAAAGACATAGATCGGCAATTAGAACTTGACGCTCAAGGAGACGTAGGAACTATTAGTCGTGACAGGTACAACAAAATACCCTTTGCGAAAGGATAATGGAATTTTATAATCCCGCCGAAGTAGGCATAGAAGATTTAGTAAAAAGAACAAGAGTTGGAGTTAGAACTCGTGAATTCATAAGCACCCCAACTGGAACTGCTATTATTGAAAGATCACTTAATGAATACCGAAAAGGTATTGAGGCTCTTCAAGAAATGGCAATGCAGGAATGGAGGGGCTCACCGGATAAAGAACTTGCAGAATATCGATCTTTAGCAAGTGATTTGGCTACCCCGCTGAAAGTCCTCAGATGGATTGATAATATTATATCTGATGGAGAGAATGCGGAAGCGATATCAAAACATAGGGGATCGGGAGAATTTGAACCATAAAGGAGACTGAAATGGCTAAAGAAAACGCTACCCAAGAAACGGATGCGTTGGAAAACACAAAGGGCGAAAATGATGAATCTAACGAGGATGTCACTTTCGGACTTGAAACTCAAAAGAAAGAATCTGATGAAAAGCCTGATGAAGATTATGTTTCGCCTAGAGAGAAAGCAATAGAGGAAATATTATCTAGAGGCAGAGACGAATCTGAAGAAGATGAAACAATAGAGACTCCAGAAGAGCCGCCGCAATATGCGGAGGAAGAAGAGACTGAAAAAAATGTTTCTCCTGTATGGTTTGATGGCGAAAGATGGTTAACAAAAGTAAAGGTGGATGGGAATGAAATTGAAGTACCATTTGATGATCTTCAAAATTCCCACCAAAAAGATAGAGCGTCTCAACAACGCTTTGAACAAGCTGCTCAATATGGACGACAGATTCAGTCTAGAGAGCAACAACTAAATGCTCACATTCAGCAGTTGCAACAGCAACAAAGAATGCAACCGCAGCCATCGCAAGACGCTGCAGAAGAGGTTGAAGATTCTTCTGATTTAATAAAGAAGTATCATGAAGCCTTGTATGAAGATGACTCTGAAAAAGCTAGTGATCTTTTCAAAACCTTGACAGATAAGGGGCGTGTTCAAGCTACCCCCAATGTTCAGGAGGTTGTCAACCAAGAAATTGGAAGACAGTTTAATCAAATGCAAAAGCAAGCCGAACAACAAAAGCAGTGGGCTTATCATAAATCTCTTGAAGACTCTGTAAAATGGTTTGAAAGTGAATTCCCTGATGTAGCTGGTGCTGCTGAGTTGAGAGCAATCGCGGATAATAGAACGGTCACCCTGACTCAGGAGCATCCTGAATGGACACCTAAACAAGTTATCCAAGAGGCTGCTGAAAGCACGAGAGAATGGGCCAAGAGTTTTCTTGAGCCCGATAAACAAAATGAACGGGTTGATCGCAAACGAAAAATTGTGAAACACCCGAAGGCGGCAAGCGGTTCTGCTCAAATTGGAGATGATGATATGGTGCCTCAAACACCGGCTCAAATAATCGATGAAATGAAGAGGGCGCGAGGCCAAATTTAACAACTAGGAGGTAAATATAATGGCAGGACAAGTATGGTCCGTCAGCACCTCCGGTGGTTATATGTATGCCGACAACCTCAGTCGTCAGTTGAGGATGGCAGTGCAGCCGATTGTAAAATTTCGGCAGTTCTGTGATGTAAAAGATGCAGCCCATCAGGGTCTTCATCGAGGTGATACATTCCATTGGAACGTGTACAGTGATGTTTCCACGCAGGGAACAACGCTAACTGAAACAAATACTATTCCAGAAACTTCTTTCACGATTTCTCAGGGAACCATGACCATTGCGGAAGCGGGTAACTCCGTGCCGTGGACTGGTAAGTTGGACGATCTCTCTGAGCAACCTGTGGCAGAGGTAGTTAGGAAGGTATTGAAAACAGATGCTAAAAAAGCATTTGATAATTTAGCAGCAACGCAGTTTAATGCTGCAAAGTTACGTGTTGTGCCTACTGCTGGCACGGCAACCGATTCGGTTGTTCTCACTACGAATGGCACCGCTACTCTGACGAATAGCGTAGCTATGACTAACGAACACGTTAAAGCAATTGTAGACGTAATGAAAGAGCGCAATATCCCAGCCTATACTGGTGATGATTATTACGCGATTGCATGGCCTACGACTTTCCGCACCTTAAAGAACAATCTGGAATCTATCAAGCAGTATGTTGATCAGGGTTTCCGAATGATCATGAATGGTGAAATCGGGCGTTACGATGGTGTACGTTTTGTTGAGCAGACTCATAAATCGAAAGGTTCTATTGGTACTGCGGCAACAACGTGGACTAGAGGCAACTCTGATTGGGCAGTCTTCTTTGGCGAAGACACAGTAGCTGAAGCTGTTGCAGTTCCTGAAGAGATTCGAGGGAAAATTCCCGGAGACTTCGGAAGGGACCGTGGCATAGCGTGGTATTATCTAGGCGGTTTCGGCATCGTTCACACACAAGCAGCCCAGTCACGTATCGTGATTTGGGA